ATCTTCCCCAGACTGCTCAATGCCTCCGACGAATTCATGTCCCGGATCAACTATGACTCGTTCATCGCTGGTCGGGAGGCTGCCAAAGCCACCATGGAGGCCACCGAGCAGGGCCTCAAGGGTAAGGCTCTGAACGAGTACGTGGATAAAGCTGTCAAAGTAGCCCTCGATGCAGCCATGAAGCCCACCAAGGGTGACGAATTGGTCCAACCCATCGTCAACAAAGGGCTCAACCTAGGGCTGACTGGGGATGAACTCATCAAGTTTGTCGAGCGGGAAGCCATGCGCGACCCTGAGGCCCTCCGAAAGGGGAACGATGAGGATGCTCTGAACTTCGTCCGTGACGTTTTGTACAAAAGGAAGTTCTCCGGTGAAGGAGGCTTCTCCAAGGCAGCCGTTTGGTATGAAGAGGGGATGAACAAGTTCCCATCCATCAAGCTGATTATCGGCCAGTTGTTCTTCAGGACCCCCATCCGGGTCTTCGAGGAGGGCATCAGGTTGACTCCAGGGGTACAACTCCTGGCTCCCAACTTCATGGCTGACCTCGCAGGTAAGAACGGAACGCTTCGTCAGGCCCGTGCCAATGCCGAAGCCATGTCTTCGCTCGTGATCGCCTCTGCGGTCCTCTCTCTGTACGCCCAAGGACGCATCACAGGGGATGGCGCCTATGATGATTACAAGCAGCAGAAGACCAGGCTCGATGGTTCCAAGGCTGAACCCTACACGATCCAGATGTCTGATGGCTCCACATGGTCCTATCGCGGGTTTGATCCCCTAGCGACCCCTGTGAAGATCATGATCAACGCTCTGGAGCGCAGGGACAAGCTGAGGATTCGCGAAGCCCAAGGGGAGTTTGACTCCAAGGGTGCCGACAAGCAGCTTCTCGCTGGCATCACAGTGGGTACTCAGGCTCTGGCTACGGCCATCCGTGATGCGTCACTGGTCGAGGGTGCAGACAACTTCCTCAAGACCGTGAAGATGATCTTCAAACCAGATGATGGTGAGGATGCCTTCATCAAGGCGATTGGAGATAAGCTCTTCCTTCTGGTGCCCAACACCCTCCACAAGATCGCTCGTGAGAATGATCCCCAGCTTCGCGACCCTGTCACGTTCTGGCAGATGGTGGAGCAGAAGATCCTTCGCCCGGTTGGAATGGAGTCCCCCTATGAGAAGGCTGCGTTTGCCTATGATGTCCTAGGGAACACCCGCAAGGTTGCCGATCTGGGAGCAGCATGGAACGTCTTCTCAACCGCCACGGTGGAGGAGAGGGCCAAGGGGCTGTCCGACAAGGAACAGTTCATCCTCTCTGAGATGGATCGCCTGTCCAGAGTGACCGGCGTGACCTTCAAGCCTCCTGTGAAATCCCCTGAGCTAGGGGACTTTGATATGCGAAAGGTGATGGCCGCAGATGGTAAGCGGACCCTCTACGATGTATGGCAGCAGAACTATAAATCCCTGAACCCAGAGAACATCCTATACCCCATCCTAGCGGCCCCCATGCCTGAAGGTACATTTAAGTACCGCGCTGCCAAGGTGGAAGAAGTCCAAGGCGTAATCCGTGACCTGCAAGATGTGGCTCTTCAGAAGACCATGGTTCAAGAGCAGGCTGTCATTCAACGTTACCAAGACGAAATCATCCGTAAGGCCAGGTCGCAAGCTGGTCTCTTTGATACACCAAGACCTTATTAAATCGACCCCCGGTTAGATCCGGGGGTTCTTTTTGGAGAATCCTAACGTGGCGTACAGTTACGTTCGATATACCGGCAACGGTAGCACGACGAATTACACCTTTTCATTTCCGTATATTAATTCCAGCCACATCAAAGTTCGTTTGAACGGTGTGCTGACCACTGGTTTCACTCTCCTAAACTCCAGCACGATCCAGTTTACATCGGCCCCGGCTAACGGCGTAGTCATTGAGATCCGCCGAGAGACGCCTAAAGATACGTCCATTGTGAACTTCACTGATGGGTCTGTACTGTTGGAGCGTGACCTCGACTTGCTGGCCACGTATGACCTATACTTAGCCCAAGAGACTAAGGACGGCCTTGACAGCACGATCTCGCTGAACTCCGAAGGCAACTTTGACGCCCAAGGAAAGTTCATCATCAACCTTGCTGGCTTCAACGATATCGACTTGTACTACCTTGGCCCGAAGTCAGCTCCCCCAACGACGGACAACCAAGGCGCTGCCCTTCAGGAGGGAGCCTACTATTGGGACTCTGGGTCCAACCAGATGTTCACTTGGGATGGGGCGTTCTGGAAGCCTACGTTTGTGACAGGCAACACAGTTCGCAGCCTCGTGGTTGCAACTGCAGGACAGTCTCTTGTTACAACTCCGACCTATGTGGTTAGCAACAACAGCCTTCAGGTATATCTGAATGGGGTAAAGCAGGTTGTTGATGCAGATTACACTGAAACGTCTCAGAGCAGTATAACGTTTGCCTCAGGCTTGACTGTGGGTGATGAGGTAGAACTTATTGCGTTCCAAGCTTACCCCGTAGGAACGACCTCTGCACAGAATGTTTCATTCCAGCAGCCAGGAACCGGAGCTGCAACCCGGAATGTCGACCTGAAGCTGAAGGAGGTTATAAGCGTCAAAGATTTCGGTGCAACAGGAGATGGGGTTACCGACGATACCGCAGCGATTCAGGCGGCTCTGAATTATTTGCCTACAGTAGGATTCACGGGCTACCAGGGAGCGACACTTTATTTCCCACCTGGTAAATACATTATCTCCTCTATGCTAAAGCCGGTTATGGCGGATGGCATTGCGAATATCAGGCTTCTGGGCAGTGGTGTGACCAACACCATGATTGAATGGAACGGCGCAACAGACCTCACAACAGGCATGTTCGGACTTGCCACCGCAGATATAGGGACCCTGACCAACTCCGAGATTGCTAACATTCGCTTCAAAGGTAAAGGTAAGGTTGGTTATATCATTCTTTTTGAGGCCACCAACACAGCGACCGGCGCAGTTCGTAGAGAGAACGAGAACAACATATTCCGTCACTGCTGGTTCGAAGGCGCGAAGCGTTCTCTCGTGATGTTCGGTAAGTACAGCATTGATACTCTTACCGCTTTGAATGCCGATGGAAATGATATAAATGTAAACTGCAATTCTTTCGAGAATTGTGTGTTCCTAAACTTCGAGAACTACGCAGCCAAGCTTGTAGGCTTTAACGTATATAACATTCTGTTCCGTAACTGCTTCTTCTGGTCTGGGAACAATACAGACGTAAACTCTGCAAACGCAAAGAATTATATATTTAGTGTCGCGTCTGGCATGACTGTGGTCCAGGCGGGGAGCTTCATGCCCCTCACAAACACTGGCGCGAACAACGCAACTGACAAGGTTGCCTGTTTGCGGGGCGCTCTGGCGGACTTCCATGTGTATGGGGCGCAGACTGAAGAGTCCCGTGTCTTGTACCATAACTCAGAAGGCGACTTGACCCGGCCTCAGGGAATCAGCGGGCTCTACGTGAACGACTCCCGGGCTTTCACGATTGGTGCTTGGGGGATCTATAATGAAAGCGCCTCGCCGGTCCAAGTAGAAGGAAGTTCTTTCGGGCGACTTTCAGGTGCAACGGACTATTATCGCCATATATTCAGTGAAGGTGCGGTAACCTGGAATAACAGCTACACAGCCAAGAACCTCCCTACAAAAATGGTGCTTGGGACATATGCCTCCCGCTCTAATTTCAATGGCCTACCGCTGGACGGATCTCTTGCAATAAATCCCCGGTGGAGCCTAGATGGGTGGAACGTAGATGCCGCTACCTTCCGTAGTGCTACTACAACCGATTATTATCTTGAAGGATTTTTCAAGGGCTTCGGAACGGCAGCGGAAGGGACACTGACGCAGCAAACGTCAGCAGCATATAACAAAACAGTCCCGAGGCTGAACTGCACGGTTGTAGGAACAAGCGTTGGGCTTCGCTTCGGTACCAGAGATAAATTAGATGTCACCAACTACCGTGGGCGAACGGTGTGGGTTCTAGTAGCTGGGCAGCACAACGGCTCTATGTCAACATCCACAGACGTTAGCCTTGGGATGTTCACGGACTCGTCAGGCGGTTCGGGGCAAGACACGATATACTCAGACGGAAACTATTTTGTCGCTTGGTATAAGCAGGTTATTAGCAGTACTGCGACCTACATTCAACCGGAGCTTCGAGTCAAGAAGGTTGGGTACGTCGAGTTGCTAAACTTCATGGTCATCCCAGATCAACCTGGGTTGGAATCATACCTTTATGCGCTGGCGCAGTACACACGGGGAGCTAGTAATAAGCAACTCATGATGTTTGAACAGCGGAGTTTGTCTGAAGTTAACACTAGTGCATCCCAGACCTACACTGATACCCTTGCGGATTTTGAGAACTCCATGTATTTGGTCTCCGCGAACTTCAATAACGCAGGCTCGGAAACTGCAATCGTATTCGCCCATAGATATGGAGCAAATGCGTATGCCTCCAAAGTGACTTCGTTTAACAGCGGAGCAGGGGCAACAATCACGGTGTCCACTTCTGGGGCGGTGGTTTCGATTGCTGTGAACGGAACATCGTCGGCATATGTTAAGAAACTCAAGATAACGCAATAAGAATAATTTCTATGGAACTCGAACATCGTGTAATCAAACTTGAGTTGCGTGTAGATGGACATGCTGAGGATCTGAAGAAGCTCCAAGACATATCCAATGATCTCCGCAATTCCCTTGCAGTGATCGAAAAGACGCTCTCACAGATCAAGTATCTGGCTATGGGGGCGGTGGCTGTCGTTGCGGTGCAGTCATTCGGACTCAAGGAAGCCATCAAGCTTTTCTTGTAATTTGACTGGGGGAGCAATCCCCCAGTTTCTTTGAAAGGAATATATGAGCAATGCTCGAAATATTGCTAAGTTACCGGCGAATACGTTAATTTCACAAAACTCTCGCTCAGGATTCGTCCCTGCGGGTGTCGTGCTCCCCTACGCTGGTGCCACAGCTCCCTCTGGTTGGCTCTTGTGTTTCGGACAGACCGTCTCCCGGACGACCTACGCCGACCTCTTTACCGCCCTTGGAACGACTCACGGTGTTGGAGATGGCTCCACGACCTTCACTCTCCCTGACCTCCGTGGGCGTGTCGCTGGTGGTAAGGACAACATGGGTGGAACTGCTGCCTCTCGTCTGACCACGGCTGGAGCCGGTGTTGATGGGGCTACCTTGGGTGCCTCAGGTGGCGCTCAGACCCACACCCTCACGACCGCGCAGATACCGGCACATGCCCACAGCTATGTTGGTGGAGCAAACGCTGCTGGTAGTGGAACTGTAGGCGCTGCGGGACAAAGTGCCAACGGCTACACAATGAACACCCTCAATGCGGGCTCTGACCAGGCCCACAACAACACCCAGCCCACCATCGTTCTCAACTATATTATCAAGACCTAATATGAACAAAGCTGACGAGAAGGCCCTAGGCGGTCTTCACGGCAAGCTCGCAGAGGTTCTCAAGGACGCCCTGAGTCAGCAGTACACTGATGACCAGGGCAATCCTGCTCCCCCTCCAGCAGCCATCCTCAACGTTGCCCGTCAGTTTCTGAAGGACAACAAGATCGAGGCGATAGCTGCCCAAGGTTCTCCTCTGCATGATCTTGCTGATCTCCCAATCTTTGAGGACGAGAACATCGTTCATCTAAGAAAGTCCAACTAACCCCCTTAGAAGGCCCATAAGGCCCTACAAGGCTGTTTCTGAGGCTACCTAGGTTACCCCTTAGGTAGCCTTGGAGAACGTCTCCTAGGCCCCTTAAATTGACTATAGATGGATAATACAAAACACCCTGTACTCCAAGACTTCAGGAAGTTCTCATACCTCGTCTGGAAACACCTGAACCTCCCTGAGCCTACTCCGGTTCAATACGACATTGCCCATTACCTACAGAACGGACCTAGACGCTCCGTCATCGAAGCCTTTCGAGGGGTAGGCAAATCCTGGCTGACCAGCTCCTTTGTGTGCTGGCTCCTGCTCAACAACCCCCAGCTCAAGATCCTCGTGGTGTCCGCATCGAAGGAACGAGCCGATGCCTTCTCCACGTTCGTCAAGAGATTGATCAACGAGATCCCCATGCTCTCCCACCTGAAGCCTCAGGAAGGACAACGGGACTCCGTGATCTCCTTTGACGTAGGCCCAGCGACACCCGACCATTCTCCCTCGGTTAAATCCGTGGGTATCACAGGACAGATCACCGGGTCTCGTGCTGATGTCCTCATTGCGGATGACGTAGAGGTCCCCAACAACTCAGCCACCCAGATGATGCGAGACAAGCTCTCTGAGGCGGTCAAGGAGTTCGACGCTATCCTGAAGCCTGGTGGACGGATCATCTACCTAGGTACCCCTCAGACCGAGATGTCCCTCTACAACCAGCTCCCTGAGCGTGGGTATGATGTCCGTGTATGGCCAGCCTTGTTCCCTGAGCTGAACAAAGTGGAGAGCTACAAGGGCAGACTGGCGCCTATGATCACCAAGGCCCTTGAGGCTGACCGTGAGAGTGCAGGGAAGCCCACAGACAGCCGAAGGTTTGACGAAGCGGATCTCCTGGAGCGAAGAGCCTCCTACGGGAAGGCAGGCTTTGCCCTCCAGTTCATGCTCGACACCAGCCTCAGTGATGCCGACAGGTATCCTCTGAAGGTCAGTGACCTCATCATCCAGAACCTCAACCCAACCATGGCTCACCTCAAGGTGGCCTGGGCTGCAGCTCCTGAACTGTGCATCAATGATATCCCCAATGTGGCTCTCACCGGGGACAGGTTCTACAGACCCATGTGGCACTCTGACGATATGTCGGAATACACCGGGGCTGTCATGTCCATCGACCCCTCAGGTAGGGGTAAGGACGAGACAGGCTATGCAGTGGTCAAGGCTCTGACTGGGAACCTCTTCGTGACAGAAGCAGGGGGGATCTCTGGGGGCTATGAGCTGGAGACACTCGAAGCTCTCGCCTATGCAGCCAAGAGGAACCAGGTCAAGTACATCATCATCGAGGCTAACTTCGGGGATGGTATGTTCACCCAGCTTCTCAAGCCTGTCCTAGCGAGGATCTATCCCTGCACCGTGGAGGAAGTGAAACACTCCACCCAGAAGGAAGCACGGATCATCGACACACTGGAACCTGTCATGTCCACACATAGACTCATCGTGGACCAGAGGGTGATCCAGAGGGACTTCGACACAGCCAAGGATGTGAAGTACTCCCTGTTCTACCAGATGACTCGTCTCACTCGGGACAGGGGAGCCTTGATCCATGACGATAGACTGGATGCCCTGGCAATCGCTGTAGCCTACTGGACTGAGTCAATGGCAAGGGACAACAACAAGGCAGCACAGGAGATCAAGGGTGCAGCCATGGACAGAGAACTCAAGAACTTCCACAAGAATGTCTTTGGGATCTCCAAGAGTACCTCCAAGACATGGATGTCCAGGGCATGACATAACAAGCCCTTACCCGATGGTTGCCCAGTTGGATAGAGGAGTCTATCCGGGGGATGATCTCTGGGCTTGTGCTCATGAGGTTCTGGCTATGCCAGTCTGGTTCCTTATGGTGCTCAGCATGTAGGTGCTGGTCCATGGGTTCCGGTTCACTCCTTACCTACCTAAGGATTATCTTTGGGGGGTAAGGGGGGGAATCTGGAAGCCTATGGGCTAGCATATAGGCAATTATCTGAGATACATCTATAGGATGTCCTATAGATATCCTAGGTGTTGTCTCTAGGGTAGTGACCTACAATGATGCGCCTGATAGAGATAGACCTCAGGATAGACTTTGAGTAGACCTGAGGATGACCTGAAGAGGTCTAAAGGTGCGGCTAGGGATTTCTAAAGGTTCTGCTAAAGAGTTCTAAAGGAAGCTGAAGAGGTCTGAAGGTTTTAGCTAAAAAATTTCTGAGGGTATTACGCAATAAGCATGGGCGAGTTTCCCCCCTGTACCCCTCTCGATTCCTGGTGTCGGCCTATGTGGTAGCCCATGAGGTGGCACAAAGAGTGTCACAGATGCGCTAAGTGATTGATTTTCCTTACCTGCCACCAGCTCAATAATCTGGTGAGAGGGTGTTGTGGTGTGTTGTGTGAGCTATTCCTGGGATAGTTTGATATCCTGAGTTAGCCCTTGTTTATGCATCGGTGGCCTTTCGAAATCCTAGAGAGATCCATCGGTGGCCTTTTGGTTTCACCTAGAGACACACCTAGAGACACACCTAGGGACACACCTAGGGACACACCAGGGGACACCCCACAAGTCACCCCACAGGTCCCACCTCAAAATTCCATCGGTGGGCTTTCGTCGCCTGGGGATGATGCCCAAAGACATATGCACAAAAAACCCTTGCCAAGTGGAAAGTGTTTGCCTATAGTTCAGTCCATAGCAGCACACAACGAAACAACCACAGAGGGTAGCGGCATGAAAACACACATAGGAAAGGAAGTTATCAATATCTGGCGCCGTAACGATGACGGAACCTATCAAACCGGCATGCTGACAGAGGTTCTTGAGGGGCACAATACGCTTCTCGGTGTAATCTGGGAAGGTCGGGACTATGTATCGTGGATGCCGTTACAGGATATCGCACTAAAAGAGACTTACCCTAATTCGCGCTTTTAATATCTCACACACAGAGACATCCACCACTAAACAAGGGGATCACATCATGACCTACATTAAGTCTCGCAAGCTTCTCGCAATTGATACCAATGCAAAGACCGTCAAGGGTCAGAAGTACGGCTTTATGACTGGCATTCTCTACCTGGCACCTAGCACAATCTCAGGCCATAACACTTGCCCAATGGCAAAGGTTGCCGGATGCGAAGAAGCTTGTCTTTACACTGCAGGGCGTGGCGCCTTCAATAGTGTGCAGCAATCCCGCATTGATAAGACACTGTGGTTTCATGCAGATCGCTCCGGTTTCATGCTGCAGATTGTCCGTGATATCCGCAAGCTTACCCGCAAGGCTAACACTGCAGGCATGACACCTCTAGTCCGCATGAATGGCACCTCTGACATCCGTTGGGAGTCTATCCCGGTTGCGGTGGATGGTGTCACCTATCCCAATATCATGTCCGCATTCCCTGATGTCCAGTTCTACGATTACACCAAGCTTGCCAATCGTAAGAATGTGCCTGCCAATTATGATCTGACGTTTTCTTACAGTGGTCTCCCAGGATATCAAAAGTATGTCACCCAGGCACGCAATGCAGGCATGCGGATTGCCGTAGTGTTCCGCTCCCGCAAGGATATCCCTGAGAACTTCCTAGGGATGGAATGCGTTGATGGGGACGCTTCCGACATCCGCCACATGGACCCTCAGGGTGTTGTGGTCGCCCTATACGCTAAAGGTGCCGCAAAGCGTGACACTACCGGCTTTGTGGTGGATAGCATTAACGGGCAGGCACGCAAGGTTATCCCTGTGTCTCTTGCGGCCTAATCGCTTACCGATTGCCAATGGTTGCCCATTCGATAGAGAGTGGGCAACAGTGGGCAATCTCTACGGGTCAAGCCCTGACCCTCTTTGTGTGAGGTGTGACGATGAATTTCACTAGCATTTACCACCATCCAGATGCCCTACCGATTGCCCGTAGTGCACTCCGCAGGATGAATGATGAAGGTTTCCCGTACTGCGCATTCTACTGGGACCAACCGCATCATGCTTGGGGAGTCTCTTTCTTCTCTAATCGTTCTGTCCCAGATCGTGCTCTATCTGCAATCTACACAGAGAAACTGTTATCCGACTTTCTAATGCTCAAAGGGGAATTGCATCGTGTCTAAGATTGATTTGTTTTTTGAGATTATTGCAGGCCTGAGCATCATCCTCGTGCCTGTCTTATTGTTACTCATTGCTTACATCTTGGGGTACTAAAATGAATGCGATCCAATTACAGGCACTCGAAGACGTCTCCAAGTCCCTCCAATGGCTTTCCTCAGTCATCGAGGAGTCGGACAACAAGACCGCCAAGCGTGTAACGGAGTCAGCCCGCTTGGTCCTCGATCACGTGTTGATGACTGAGCAAAGGAACAATGTCTCAGACCATGGCAGGCAACTAACGCTTGACCTCTGAAGGCAGTCTCAAGGGCATCACATGGTGCCCTTCGGAATGTCTCTCTGTCCCGACTCGGGGACGTTAAAAAGCGAGGCGAAGGGGCGGACGCTGGGGAATCTCCCGGACAATCCTTCGATGCACCCTAGAGCATGCCTATTCGCTTTTGAGTGGGCAGGCCATAGGGAGGTATCGCCATGCATGAGAAAACCGTTTCTGAGGCCCGTAGCGGGCTTTTAAACGATATAGCCCAGCGTCTGGGGAAGCCCAGGGATGCCCTTGTGCCTTGGGTGGACTATGACCCGATCTCTATCGATGAGGCTGCCAGGCGGATCGTCTCGCCAGGGGTCAGATGGGCGGGTGATTGATGGACGCTAGCATTGGGCCGCGCCATGTCGTCAAGGATGAAGAGGGGGTCGCTCTGCGTGCCTTTTGGACACGTGAAGAGGCCCTTCGATTCATGCAGGAGGGGGATTCGCTTTGGGCGTCCCCACAAGTTTCAAGGAGGGATATCTTCAAGTCACTGCTGGAGTCTGTAGGTGAATCGCTTTTTTGAAGTGTTGTATCACGTGCTGCAAATAATCACTTGTCTTTTCATCATCGCCGGGGTCATTCGGCATTACTAAGGAGGCGCAATGCGCTTTGAGTTAATCATGGAGGACACTACTAAAGGTGTCCAGACGTCAATAAAGGCAAAGCACAATGGTGTCACTGATAATGGAAAATCTTCATTATCGGCTCACCTGGTGGCTTTCCTTGAGTCACATATGTCTAAGATGGGGGAGCTAAAGGTCCTCGTCGTAAAGGAGGCAGCGAATGAGTAGTAGGAACCACATCAACCTGGACACCATCAAGACCAAGGTGCCCAGCGAGCCCTACAAGTCCAACTGGGACCGGATCTTCGGACAGCCCAAGGACGCACCCACAGACACACCCGAAACCAACCAAAAGGCCACTCAAAATGCCCAGCCCAGCGATCTCTCGTAGTTCCTCTTTCTGTTCCTCAACGATGGCCCAGGATGTGGGGGATGAACCGGCGTTCCTCTTCCGTATCTCACCGATGAGTGAATGTTCGAATGGAGAAAATGGCCTGCAACATCTCGTGGTAGAGCCGCAGGCCCAGTCCCTTATGTCAAAGCTCAGGAAATGCCTGTGCCTGGGTGGCTAGGCCCGCAGTTGCAGCTTCACAAAGGCGTCACGGATGGCCGCTGACTCGGACTTGAAAGGCCCATCTTCATCGACGTTCGTGACCCTTCCTTTATGGATTTTCATCCAGTACCAGCCGCCATATCTCAAAGGTTCGCCTTGGAGTCGCAAGCCATTCCAGACTTTTGTGACATGCCGATCTGCGTAGTACACTTGGATTCCCTCTTTGTTTACAGCGCCGACTATGGCGTTAGGCAGCCTCATAGTTCCTCTCATAATCGAACTTGAACATGTAAAACATTGCCTATCTGCAATGGTTGTCAATGGCGCAGATGTAACTAACGGCGAAACAATGCGGATTGCCAAACAGTTGCCATATGGAAACAGTTGTTGACGCAGATTCCGAGGTGTGAGATTCTCCCTTTCGCTGAGGAATCTCAGCTTAGTGGGAAGAGGGTCAAATGACATCTGAAGATGCTGTTAAGTTTCTCACGAGACTTTCAGCGATAGAACAGGACATGCCCTTACAACAGGCCAAGTGCTTGTTCATTGTGGCGCAAGAAGTAGATGGGATGTCGCTTTCAGACATCGCTAAAAAAGCAGGGATAGGCCTTGCAACGGCCAGTCGTTACATCAGCGCACTGGGGAAGCTAAACAGGCATAGGCAGGAGGGATTGAAACTTATCGAATCTTTTGAAGATCCGATGGAACGCCGAAAGAAAATCATCCGGCTTACATCTAAAGGCAGGATCGCTATACAGAAACTCTTGGGAGAAGAACATGCCCGTTTATGAACGAAGTGGTAGCTTTATGGTGTCGGTGGGAAGTAGTCCCAAACGATATCGTGAGACCTTCAAGACCCTTCAGGAGGCCGAGGTGGCCGAGCTGGAGGCATTGACGCGACAGAAAGCCACAGGGAGCCCCTTAAAGGCCTCTCCAAGCGTCAAACAGAAGGTAA